TCTTTTTTTTCTTTATAGAGTTTAATAGCCATGCCTTTTGCACTATAATTTCTAAGTCCAAGGACTTTTTCACGACTTCTTTTTTTGTAAGCTGCATTTTGCTTTGATTTTTCTCTCCAGTATTGCTTCTCGCATACAGCACTACAGTATTTAACTCTTTTATCTTTAAAATCAGTAACATAGACATGAACTCCACAGTGTGCACAAACGAACTCGCGAGGGCAGTCTACATTGTCATAAAATTGATTAACTTTTATTCCCATTTATCCACATCCTTGCTATTTTCAAAAGATTAGTGTATAATTTAGGTGAAATATTACCTAAATATTTTCTCTTAAACATCTGTACAACTTTGGTCGGGAGTAGCAGATGTTTTTTCTTTTTTATAACTTTTCCCAGCTAAGAAATTTAGCCAATGAGCTTTTATAATTAAGTAAGCTCCTCTTTCATTCTCTTCATTTTTCTTTTTGTAGATGCAGCCTGGAACTTCATTTGCTCTTATTAAACTGTAAACATCATCTTTGTTTAATTCGCCATCTGATAGGGCTACTGCTTCATCTACTGTTATTTTGTAATTTGCCATTTTTACACCTCCTTATTTAAAATAAACCTTCAAAATCGTATAATTCAATGTACTTTCCATATAGTTTATAAAGTGTATTAATTAACCATTTCACTTTATATTTAACTATGTCTTTTACTGATGCTTCTTTGTATTCAAACATTTTCTCCCTCCCATAACTCTAAAATTTGAATAATAGCTAATGCTCTTTTTAAGCTCAGTCCTTTTAATTCATTTCTACCCCAATACTTTTCTAAAATTTTGTTACTTAGCATAATCTCCCCCTATTTCCCACAGTAACTAAATTGCCCCTTAAAGCCTTTTACAGCTTCAATTCCCAAGAATCCAAAGCCATTAGATCCTTGAGTACACCATCTTTTTTCATACTCATTAACTTCATCTATAGTTCCGATAAAGTCATAACTTTCCATGTTTCCGTCTCTATCACAAGCACTAAGTTGATTAATCCCGAATAGCTCTTTAAAAGCAATCGGTCTACTGGCTTTGTGCTTGAAAATTCCAAATATATTTTTTATTTTTTTCATTTTTCCCACCCCTTTAATATTGTTTATTTATATAGGTTGTATAGTCTTCTTCAATCTTTTCAAGCATTTGTCTTATTTCATACTCTCTAGCATTTTTAAAATTGCTTTTTACTTCTTTTTTATCAGCTTCAATTAATTCTTGGTTAATCATTTCATTAACTAAATTAGATAATAGTTTTTCAATCTTTTCACGGTCTTTTATATACATGTGTTTTTACTCCTTTCTTTTTTTTGTTAGTAGCAATTTTTGTTGCTTTATGTTAAAATAAACCCAAGCCTTTTGGCAAAATTTGGAGGTGGTGCTGATGTTAAAAGCCCTTTTAAATTTGCCAGTTCTTTTTGAAATTGAATAACAACCGTACAAGTCGGGTATAAATGGATACTGTTATTTTTTTTTCCTATCAGCTATTGGCTTTAAATTAGCAGAACTAAAACTGCTTAAGTGATAGGACATTCCATAGAAAGAATTGCCCTAAGAAATTCTAAGAAAAATTAATTTTAGATTTGAAAACCAGTTCTCTGTGCTAGTAAAGGTAAAATTAATTTAACTTTGCAAAATGTAAAAAGTTAAAAAATTTAGATGAAGACTATCAAAGCTTAGGGACTTGATAGTTTTTATTTTTTATACTATTCACATTATTTAAAAAAAATGTCATCATTTTTTTGTTTACTTTAAGTGTCTGAAAAGTTTAAAAAAATATTTTTTCTCTTTCTTTTTCATTAAGATTTAAAAGTTTAGATATTTTTTTTACTTCTGAAACCTTAAATTCATTTTCTCCATTTACTTTTTTTCTCATTCCAAAAGGACTCAAATTCAATTGTTTAGCAATCCAATTAAAACGATATCCACTCTCTTCAATTTTCTTCTTTAATAAATCTGTTTCAATCATAAGAAACCTCCTTTCTTTTTTGTTTACTTTAAGTGTCTAACACAATATAACATAACGTTCTCTTAAAGTCAACATATTTTTTTGAAAAAATAAAAAAAAGTTGCTTTTTAGTGACTAATGTTATATAATTCAATTAATAAAAGCTAGGAGGTAAAATTTATGACACTTGGTGAAAAGGTTAAATTAAAAAGAGAAGAATTAAATCTTTCGCAAGAAGAATTAGCTGAAAAAATGAATTACAAATCAAAAACATCTATACATAAAATAGAGGTTGGAATTACTGATCTTCCTTTATCAAAAGTAAAAGAATTAGCTGCTGTTTTAAAAACAACACCAGCTTATTTGATGGGGTGGGAAGAAGAAAAACCACAAGAAAAAGAAAATAATATTTTTTCTAAATTAACAGATGAAGAATTAGCAAAATTAGAAAAATTTAAAAATATGTCAACAGTAATGTTTATGAATGAAGGGAACGATATTTCTGATGAAGATAAAGAAACTCTAGCAACAGCTTATGCAGAAGTATTAATTTCACAAAGGAAGAAGTGATGTGTAATGACTACAAAGTCTATAATAAATACTGCTCTAAAACTTCGTAAAGAATATGGTAATATATACAATTTAATAAAAGATAAAGGAATTATATTAAAATATGTAGATTTAGATAGTAGTATTAGGGGTTTATCGGTTGATAATGTTATTTTTATTAATTCAAGTATTTCAAATTTTGAGAAAGACTTTGTTATAGCTCATGAAATAGGACATTATATATTTCATGATGATTCTATAAGACAATTTAGTAAGATTGAAGCATTTAAAGGCTCAAGAGAAGAGACACAAGCAAATTTATTTGCTACTATATTTTTACAAGCTAAATATAAAGATTGTGATAATAATGATGAGATTCAGAAGATTATAAATTATGTTTGGTGCAATTACTTAAATTTTAAATAAAAAATACCCCAGCAGTGATATTCGCAGTATCACTATAGGGGTTAAAAGAGTGTGTTCTCTTTTGATTCGCAATTAGATTATAACACACTTTATTTAAGTACGTCAAATTAAAAGGAGTGTGATTTTTTTATGAGAGCAGCAAATGGAATGGGTACTGTTTCAAAATTATCTGGAAAAAGAAGAAAGCCATGGCTTTTGAGAGATAATAAAAGATTTAATGAAGAAACAGGAAAATTTGAAAGGTTGGCTCTGGGTGTATTTGAAACTAAGAAAGAAGCTGAGACATACAGAATAGCATACTTTACAAATAATCTAGATATGCTAAAAAAGACTGATATAAAAATACATAAGAAAAAAGAGAAAAGTATAACTTTTGAGCAAGTATATAAATTATGGCTCAAAGATAAAGATGTAAACAAAGGTACTTTAAGCAACTATGAAACACAATTTAAAAGAAGTAAAAAACTACATAAAATGGAAATGAAAGAGATCAATGGTATTTTGCTTCAGGACATATTTTATACTTTAAATCTAACCAATAGCACTTTGAGAGTTTTAAAAAGTTTCTGGAGTATGATTTTTGATTTTGCTATTTTAAATGATATGTGCAGCAAGAATTATGCTAAGTATTTAAAGACTAAGACTATTGAAAAAGGTAATAAAACAAGTGATAGAGAAAGAGTTATCACTCAAGAAGAATTACAAGTTTTATGGGATAATCTTAACAATAATGAAGCCAACAAACATGGAATAATAGATATGGTACTAATCCTGTGTTATACAGGACTTAGAATAAGTGAGTTATTAAGAGTAAAAAGAAAAGATATATATTTGAATGAATATTATTTTGAAGTAGAAAAATCTAAGAGTAAAGCTGGAGTCAGAAAAGTTCCTATCGCAGATAAAATTTTAGATTTATTTAGAGCTAGATATTTCAGTAAAGATAAATATTTATGGCAAAGATTAGATGGGCTTGAATATGATTATGATTCTTTTGATAATCATTTTAGGATATTGTTTAGAGATCTAGGATTGTCTTATCATAGTTTACATGATACTAGGCATACTTTTGCGAGCTTATTATCTGATAACGTGGCTGACAAAGATGCCATCATTAAAATCATTGGTCACTCAAATTATAAGACTACATCAGATGTTTATATTCACAAAGAAATCAAAAAATTAAAGAAGGTAGTTGATGAAATAAAATAACATCTAAAAATCATTAAAATTGACTTAGCTAAAATTAGATTAAATTTAATGGTAACAAAATGGAAACAAAAATACCCTTCACCAACAAAAAAGCCCTCAACTTTTTGCAAGTTCGGGCTTTTTTGTAGAAATTAAACTATAATTAAGGAAACGATACA